CTACGTTGCTATGATCCGATTGATGATAAGAACTTTGACCAAACCATGACTTTTCAGACACTTTCTTAGGGATTTCGTCAGAAATCCCCATTCCCCCCACCGGGGGGTTAGGGGGGGATCCACTTCCTCCAATCCAGGACATAGGAGCCTGGGAACTGCGCCCCCCCGGCCCCCCTAAGGGGGGTGTAAAAACACCTTTACAACCCCATACCGTGGAGTTTGCATTTGAGATTGCGCAATGAACTTCTGCCACACAATCTGATTACCTACCCCATGCCGTGGAGTTTGGAGAGCGCCGTGCAATCTCTAACCAAACTTTTTAGAAACACCGGAGGTGTTTCAAATGATAAAAATGGCAGTTCTTACCGCATGGTCCGGCGACGGATCCGAAGACAACCCAAACCACCCCGCCATCAGCGACGATCACCAGCTGCAGCGCTGGGAGGACACCACCGGCCAGCCATCGGAGAACCTGCACCCGGATCCCAACCTGCTAGAAATCAACGCCTGGGTTGAAACAGACGAACAACTACAGGCCATCGAAGATGACCCAAATTATTACGTTCTTTGGTCGTCTGACCTGTAAAAGAAAAAAAGGACGTCATGGGCATTGTCAGACTACCCCCACCACCAAATAGGGTCTCAACACTCCGGCGTAGGCATTTTGTCTCTAAGCATCAAGATGCCGATGGTCCACCCTACGACGGCGATCTTATGTTGGTCCACGATAATTTCACGGACGACGATAACACCAAACTAACCGACCACACAATCGGCCCGGTCAACACCCAGGATCTGGCCTGGATATTCGAATACGGCACCAACGTTCTGAAAATCCAGAACAACGCCGTTGCGCCCCCATCAACAAGCTGCATCGACATCCTCGAGGCCTGCGGCTATTCTGATGTCATTGTGCAGCTCGAAATGACACGCAATGGACCCACTTTCAAAGACACGATGATTGTAGGGCGCTGGACCGCACCCGCGGGCGAATGGGAAATTAGACCCGTTTACTATTCATCAACCACCAGGCTGCACATCACCGAATACAACGGGTCAAGGACCACGCGCGCAGAAGTGAATCTCCCGGGCTCATGGGAGATCGGCGAAACCCACATTCTTAAAGGCAAATTCGAGGGGACCACCATTCGACTTTACCTTGACGGCATTTATAGATGCCAATACACCTCCGCCACCTTCAACCTCACCGAAGAGAGATTCGGGATCCGTGCTGTCAGCACCGGTTTTGGCGGCGCCGATGACTTCTACCTCTACGGGCTGTAAACCATGCCATTACACCCCATCCTCCGCCAGCGCAAACTCAAGCGCCGCTTCATCGTAAAACAAGCCAACGCATACCGCAGGCTGCGCGTCATCCTCCTGGACGAATTCACCGACACCAACGGCACACTGCTCACGGCCCACACCCCAGGCCCACTCAACCCCACAAGCTCCTCCTGGCTGGCCATCTCCGGAGGAAACAACAGCATCATCCAAACCAACCGCATCGACAACGACGTAGGCAGAGACACAGACCGCGTAGGCCCAACCGGAAAATCCGACGTCACAATCTCTTGCAGCTTCCGCAGGCAGTCGGCATCCTACAACGACACCTTCCATCCTTGCCTCATCGCCCGCGTCGACAGCGGCGATTATTGGCGGCTCTACTACGCCTCATCAGCCGGCAGCCAGCTCGGAACGCTGCAGCTCATGCAAATCAATGGCGGCTCAACCGTCCGGGCATCCGTCGCCGCCAATTCCCCAATCTCCACATGGCTCACCATGACACTCAAATGCCACCAAGCCACCCTCGAAGCCACCTTCAACGGAGAAACCTGCAGCTACGAAAGCGCCAGCATGAACAAAACCGCTACCTGGCACGGCCTGGAAACCAATATCAACGTCTACGCGGACGATTATATGATCACGCAAAATTAACCGGCTGCAGTTGGAGCTTGCGCCAACGACCAAGGAACTTTTCGTAGAAAAGTTTAAGAAACCTTTTCGCAGAAAAGTTTCAGCGGAGCAGCGCCTTGAGGAATCTTGAACCCTGGAGTAAAGGGGAGTTTGCAGAGCAAACTCCTTAGCTAATGCTAACGCATTCGCCATTTCTCCCTGCGGTCGAAAAGACACAGTTGGCGCCACATTATGTTTCTTAGTAGTTACTCCACCGCGCGGCGATGCGCTGTTCAGAATGGAAGAAACTCGTAAATTGTCATGCGAAGCAGCTTCATCGCTGAAGCAATCTCCTGGATGGCAAGAGGGAGATCGCCACGCCGAAAAAGCGTCGGCTCGCGATGACATCTCATGTCATTCCAGTGTGAACGGCGTAAAGCCATGCTGTACTAAGGGGCTCATGCCACTTCAGGTGCAACGCACGCCGCTTCGCTTACGAACGTGCAGTGCACCTTCCGGCCTAAGTTTCTTAGCAGATACTAGATACAAAACACGGAGCTACCAATGCCTAAACAAGAGAAGAAACCACCTAACGAAGTCCCACAATCAGCAGAGTTTGGCCTGCTGAGGGCATACCTGGCCAGAGCAGGATTAATGAACGCAGAAATTAGCGCAGCCATTGGCGGAACTGTTAAAGGCAGAAGGCGCGACCAGATCGGCAAAGAGCTTCGAAGCTGGATGAAAGAAAGACCAAAGAAGAAGTAACCAGGAATTATGTGCAAAGCAACCAGGTACCATGAGCAATCTCATCCCAGCCATCAAGGAACTACTTGCAAGCGTGATTCGTTATTGCGAGTTGGGTTCCGGTCTGAAGCTGCGAGCCTATCAGGAAGGTCCGGCCAGTGCAATCGTCGACTCGGTTGTGCAGGGTATGGGGTTGTCTTTTGTGGTCATCTTCCCAAGGCAGTCGGGGAAGAACGAATTACAAGCCCACATCGAAAGTTATTTATTATCCGTGTTCAGCGAGACGGATGCAGAAATTGTGAAGGTTTCCCCCACATGGAAACCACAATCCCTCAACGCGATGCGCAGGCTAGAGCGAGTTATCAGCCGGAACCTAATATCCGGCGCTGCTCCGTGGATCAAGGAACAAGGTTATATCTTCAAAGTAAAAGGGGCGCGGATTTACTTTCTGTCAGGCTCCCCCACAGCAAATATCGTCGGCGCTACTGCCAATCTCCTCCTTCACGTAGACGAAGCCCAGGACATTACGATCGAGAAATACGACAAGGAAATCAACCCCATGGCAGCCTCGACCAACGCAACCCGGGTATTTTGGGGCACCGCCTGGACAAGCAGGACTTTGCTCGCCAGGGAGAAGCGCGTTGCGGAGCAGTTAGAACTAAAGGATGGTATTAAGCGCGTGTTTATCCAGGATGCAGCCCAGGTCGAAGCGGAGGTCCCCGAATACGGGAAATTCGTAGCCGTCGAGATCGCTAAGCTCGGGAGAAATCATCCTTTTGTGAAAACGCAGTACTTCAGTGAGGAGATCGACGCCGAAGGTGGACTATTCAGTGACGACCGCTTGCAGCTTATGCAGGGCAGCCACCAGGCAGAACAAGACCCGCACGTCGGCTGCCTGTATGCGTTCACTATCGACGTGGGAGGCGAGGACGAGAGCTCAAACCTTGATCCTGCAGAACTTTCAAACCAGAGCAGGGACAGTACAGCCTTGACCATATTCGAGATCGATCTCGAATCGCTGAGTGATCCGTTAGTGGAAGCCCCAACCTACAAGGTGGTGATGCGTTACCTGTGGACCGGAGCAAAACACACCACCCAGTATGCCAGAATCAGGAAGCTAATTGAACTATGGCAGCCCCATCGGGTAATTGTGGACGCAACAGGGATCGGCGAGGGCTTGGCGTCATACCTCGATAAAGCATACCCAGGACAGGTAATCCCCTTCAAATTCACACAGAAATCCAAGAGCGACCTTGGCTGGGGTTTCCTGGCAGTCATCGAAACAGCCAGGTATCAAGAGCACGCCCAGGCGACCGGCACACTGGCAAAGCTGCAAACAACATTCTGGCAGCAGTGCACCTCCGCATTCTCGGAAATCCTATCAGGCCCCAACCGCATCATGCGTTGGTCGGTTCCAGACGGAACGCGAGACCCGGAGACCGGAGAACAGGTACACGACGACTTATTAATCTCCGCTGCTATGTGCGCTTTACTCGATCAACTGGAGTTAGGGACCGCAGAATCAGACGTGATCGAAGCCCAGGATCCATTATCAAACATGAGTTTCTAAAAAGGAAGACACATGACACCTGATACCCCAAGACCCACCCTTCGCGAGCGGATAGCAGCATTCCTAAATCCTAATTCCCTGTCAGCGTAAAGGTCGACGATGCTCCTGGCTGGGGCAGTCTGTCAGCCACGCCCCACGATTACGATACCGCACGAGTGCAAGAAATCTACAAAGATTCCCTCGAAGCATGGCGAAAGAACCCCATCGCCTGGCGGATCATCGCCATCACAACCGATTATGTTGTCGGAGACGAATTCACAGTCAACAGCCCCAACCGAAGCTTAAACAAGTACATACAAACCTTCTGGCATCACTCCAAAAACATGATGCACCTCAGGCTGCCGTCAATGTGCGACGAATCTCTTATGCCCGGTTCGTTACCAAAGACAGGATCATCAAAATCGAAAGCGCACCCAACGACTGGGAAACGGAGCTTGCATATCATGAACAAATGGATATTGGAGGTGATAACAAAATCTGGTTGTCTCCCGATCATCCTGATTCTGCTGATGCTGATGCTGTTATGCTGCACTACAGCGTTAATCGTCCTATCGGCGCATTACTGGGCGAATCCGATCTAACAACAATGGTCCCCTGGTTGCTCAGGTATTCAAGGATGCTCGAGGACAGGGTAAGGCTGCATTGGGCAGTCAGAGCTTTCCTTTGGGTGGTCACAGTTCCAGCCAACAAGGTAATGCAGAAACGAGAGCAGTACCGCACACCCCCGGAGGCAGGATCGATCATCGTCAAAGACGACTCCGAACAATGGCAAGCCCAAACCCCATTGCTGCGTGGCGCCGACGCCAGGCACGATCTATCAGCCGTAAGATCCATGATCGACGCAGGGTCTGGTTATCCCCCGCACTGGCGCGGCGACGCAGGCGATATCTCCCTGGCCACAGCCCAGGCAATGCAAGGCCCAACAGAACGGCATCTTCTCCAACGGCAGCGCTATTTCGTGTGGATGATTAAAGATATTCTTTACCACGCTTACCAACGATCCGCAGCAATTAGTAAGGTCAGAAAGATCGCAAGCGCAGACTATGACGCTCTTTTCAAAGTCCACCTACCCGACATCTCCCGTTTCGACAACGAAGCCTTGGCCAGAGCCACCAGGGACGTAACACAAGGATTCTACACACTGGCCAGCCAGCTCTCAGCCTTGCCCCCAACTTTGGCCAGGGAGACCCTACGCCTGGCCTTCAAATTCGCCGGTGAGGCTACCTCCATGGAAATGATCGACCAGATTCTGGCCGAGCTTCAATCCATGGACCCAGACAAAACAATCCCATCACCCATCACCGACCAGGTGGATGAAGGAGAACAAGAAAAGGACGAATTTCCGGAATGAACCAATTCGACCCAGGAAATGAGAAACACGAGATACGAGATACGAGATACGAAATACGAAATACGAATTAGGAGTTAACCCATGTCAAAAACCAAACCATCTAGTCACGTGGAGTTTGCAGAAGCAAACTCCCAAACGATCCCAAAGGGATCGTCAATAACCCTCAAATCAAACCTCTTACCTCACAGGCTCCATTCTGTCGGCCCACACCGAGAATATAAAGCTCGCCTCGTGGCCTCCGGCAGGATCAGAGCATCAGGGAACCGGGAAAGCAAGATCATCCTGGATCCGGAAGCCCTACAAAAGGCAGCTTTTGACGGTTTGTTTAACGCCAAGGCTGTTTTTGCGGACCATGCCGGTTGGTTCGACTATCCGTCCATTGATAATCTAGCTGGGGTTACATTGGACACCCTTTACAACGAGCAGGCTAAAGCCGTAGAGGGCACAATCCGCCTCTACGATACCCCAACTGGACAAGTAGTCGCCTCCCTGCTCGATAACTTGCTCGAAGAGCCAGAAAACGCGCCAGACATTGGTTTATCAATGGTTTTTTACCCAATCTGGCAGGTGGATCCCAATGATGATGATCGTCATATCACCGGGATCTCCCACATCGAAAGCGTGGATCTCGTCTTCGAGCCAGCAGCAGACGGGCGCATACTTGCCGCCCTATCATCCATCTATGCTCAAAGAATGGAGAACGGCGTAGCTGTTCTCCCAAGAGACTCCGAAGGAGTCTCCGCCCAAGGATTGGAAACAGCACTAAATTCACCCCAATCCCTTCCCTCCATCAATGCAGCACTGATGGAAAACAACGTAGAGAATAGCACAGCTATTCTCTCAAACAACCGTGAAACGGTTGTCACAGAAGGAGTAAACGAAATGCCCCCAAATCGAACAGCAGCACCCGAAGAAGAAGCAACCCCAATTGAAGTTTCTGACGAAACTTCACAAGAAACCACGCCAGTGGTTTCCGGGCAGGTATCCATACCTGCCGCCCAAGAGCAAGTTCCTCAACCTGCCGAAAACCCCCCGCAAGATAGCGAGTGGCTTAATGCAGCTCGCGAAGCCGCAACAAACGCAGCCCTGGTCTCCTCCGGCCTACCGCAACACAGCCAGGACCGCCTTTCATCCTTGCCCTTCGAAACCCCCCAAGATCTGCAAGACGCCATCGAAGCCGAACGCGCCTACCTCGCCCAGCTCGAGGAAAATAGCGTGATCAATGTCGGTGGCCAGGCGCCCCGCAGTGGTAATGTCAGCGGAATGCTAAACTCCCTGGATCGCATCGAGATCGCAGCTGAAGCGCTGCTCTCCGGTATCCGTCCAGACGGGATCGCTCCGCTTTCCGGCATCCGCGAGCTTTACACCCTGCTGAGCGGGGATTATGAACTCACCGGCATGTTCCAGCAAGACCGCATGATGTTGGCTAATGTAACATCTTCAACCATGGCCAATCTCGTCGCCAACGTCCTGAATAAGCGGGTAGTAAATGAATTCCAGCAATACCCGCTCTGGTGGGACCCCATCACCATCGCGATGGACTTTCCATCACTGCAGCAGGTCAAATGGATCACCCTTGGCGGGGTAGGCGAACTGCCAACGGTCGCCGAAGGCGCCGCCTACACAGAACTCACCTGGGACGACGCCGCAGAAACGGCGGATTTCGTCAAGAAAGGTGGATACCTGGGGATCACCCTGGAGACCATCGACAAAGACGACACCGGCAGGGTCCGGGCTGCGCCCAGGGCTTTAGCCCAGGCAGCCTGGCTAACACTCAGCAAGTCTATCTCCGCCATCTTTACCTCTAACAGCGGCGTAGGCCCAACCACGGCAGACAGCGTCGCCCTCTTTGACGCCGGTGGTCATGGAAACCTTCTAACCACGGCGCTCAGCGTCACAGCCTACACTGCGGTCCGCACCGCCATGCGCAAGCAAACAGAGCTGAACAGCGCGGAGCGCTTAGGCGCCCTCACGGCCCCCAAATTCTTGTTAGTGCCTCCGGACCTGGAAATAACAGCCCTGCAAGTGCTGGCCAGTGAGTTCGATTACACCTATGCGCTCAGCAACGGCACAGCCGCACCCTCCAACGCCCACGCGATGGGCGATGGTTGGAACGCTCGCATGGAGGCCGCTCGCTCTCGGGTGATCGTCGTAGATCTATGGACCGATACCAACAATTGGGCTGCAGTCGCAGATCCCAGGATGTACCCCGGCATCGGTTTGGCCTTCCGCTACGGGCGCACCCCCGAGGTCTTCAGCGTCGCCAGCCCCACAGCCGGTTTAATGTTCAGCAACGACACCATGCCGGTGAAGGTACGCTACTTCTACGCCACCGGCCCCATGGACTACCGCGGCCTGCACAAGAGCAACGTTGCGTAGAGAGTTTGCGCCAGAGATCGCGCAGCGATCTCCACTCTTAAGAGACAACGAAGTTGTCTCACCTAATCGAATTTCTAGGCGCATTTGAAGCCTTTAGAAATGTGGGTACCCGGGGCTGGGGAGCAGCGTAGCCGCCCTTCCCAGCTCCACCCACCCCAAACCTGTAGGGCGGGTATCCTACCCGCCAAATAAGGAACGTATGGGTACGAACCATAGATACTCGCCAACTGAAATCAAACACGCTTTAGGACACGCAGAAAAGGCCCTGCGCAAGGAAATTCAAAAACTTTCCTTCGATGCCCACCTGCATACCGTTTTAAAAGCTACCCACCCAACAGCCAAAAACGCCCACAAAAGGCGCGTAAAGCTTTTGAAGGCAGCCAAGATCCTGAAGCACTTAGCAACGTCGCCAGACGTTGCCCCTAAATCTTAAGAAACCACGTCAGTGGTTTCACCTATTTCATAAGGAGCTTTTAACATGAACCGCGTATTTTCCCAATGCTTCTATCACGCTAGCGCCCTTGCAGCCAATACCACAATCACCTGGACGGTCCCTTTCGACGTGCAGCTGATCCACGCCTCCCTGGTCACATCCAACGATTCCGACCTCACTTTGAAAATCGGAAATTCCGGCGATGACGATGCCTATGTTCTCTCCGGCGTCGTAGGGGATTCCGGCACTCCGGTCGAAAAAGCACTAGCCGACTTTGTTGGAGACCAATACCCACACATCGCAGACGGCACCGTCATGCTCATCACCATCGATTATGACGGCGCATCCGGGACCGCAGGCGAAAACCTCTGCATAGTCCTGACTTTTTCCGAAGGATAAAGAGCATACACCAGGGCTTCGCCTACCCTAGTCTTTTCTCTTCTTCCCATATTGGTAGGGCCTGGCCGCTGCCCTCCTCAGCGGTCAGGTCCCCAAACCAATCCTCAAAATCCTTAATATCCGTGTACCAACAAAGGTTTTAAAACATGGCGCGTATCCAATCAGACTACAACTATTTCGTAGACGCATCAGACGCCGGCAACACCCTCAACACCGGCGCAGGAAAAATCTTCTGCATCGTTGCCACCGCCGACTCCACCACCCCCCAACTGATCACCCTTTACGACAACACAGCAGCTTCCGGAAATATCCTGCTTAAACTTTACGTGGTCCAAACAGCCCCCCTGGTCATCATCTACCCATCAACCAGGCCCCCAAAATTCACCACCGGCCTGACAGTCGTAACCACAGCAAACGTCCGGGCGCACTTTGTGCTGGAAGTTTAGTTCATGAATTCAGATTTTTTCTTTTTATTTTTCATCCGTGCAATCTGTGGTTGATTTTCTTGTTTTTTGTGCAAGAATTTCATTGGTAAGCTACTAAATCCTAACTCCTAAATGAGGTAAAACCATGGGCGCAACCTTCGCACAACTAAACGACAGAGCTAGACGATTAATCGGAGACGCCACAACCCTCTTCACTGACCTGCAAATCGACGAATGGATCAACGACGCCATTCGCGATATCTCCCTGCATTTCCCCAGGGTCATCGTCTCCACACTAAGCACAACCCTCAACGACCGGGAATATGACCTCGAGCTTTCCTTCATCGCTCCGCTTTCCGTAGAATATCCCACCGGCGAGGACCCCAAAGAATATTTGCTTCGAAGGTCCAGGTTGCATAAAGACTTTTGGTCCCAGGATGGCTACTACGATATCCTCCTCACCCAAACATCCGACGACACCAACGACATTCAATTCATAATGTCCGAAAAGCCACCAGCCGATGAAACCGTCACAATCTGGCATACAGCCGTACATAACGAGCTTTCAGGCGCCAGCGACGAGACCACCATCCAGGACCGCCACCTGCATCTAATCTCCCTCTTTGTCCGCTGGAAAGCCTGGCAAGAGCTGGCCACTTCTGAGGGCATGGACCCGGACCCCATCAAGCTGCTTTCCGCCACCCAGGAAGTAAACGCCGGAAGAGCAGAACGATCTTACAGGGCAGCGCTGCGAGAAGCAAAAGCCAGCGAATCGGAAAGCGCAATCGTCACCGGTTGGTCTCCGGACAGGTTCGACCGGGTTTATTAAGGTACCACGCACTTTTCTGCCAGAAGATTTTTGTCCTAAGCGAAATAGATCGGGCAGATCGCGTTCGAGTTTGATCAAGTGCGTGGTACCTGATTAGCGACATTTTTAACGCTAAGTCGCAAAGACGCGAAGGGAAGAAAGTTTATACCAAACGAAATATTGCTATATGAATGATGAAAGCTAAGAACACTGCCCTACCTCCATTTTTTGTTAATGTCCCGGTCCGACTGGTGTATGACCAGAAGATCACCGCCGGGGCAATACACACCTATATCCGTCTCCTTGGATTGCATTGGAATAAAACTAAGACACCAAGGTTGACCCGGGGAGGCTGGCAAGCTGTGCTTAATCTTAAACGTAGCTCATTCTATAACCATTTAAATGAACTATCTTCATCTGGCTGGCTGCTGTTCAGTACGGATGACAAGGGAGTGCTTTCCTTTGAGTTCAAAAAAGCTGAATCCAAATTTTTGGATTCGAGTCCAAATTTTTGGACTGACGCTATGGTTTTAATTAACCTCCATGGGTCAATTGATTCTAAAGATGTTAATCATAGTAATGGGGCAGTCCAAAAAAATGGACAGAAGGTGGATCGGACCAAGAATAAACCACGCGACCCGCTGCTTGACCACCCGGCGGTAAAAATGTACAGGCGAGTGATGCACCTGACGGCTAATACTACTCAAAGAAAATCGATAGCTGAGAAGGTCATCGATAACAATGCATGGTTCGATGCCCTGGAGCATTGGGCGGGACATGGATGGCGCCCTACCAATGTAAGCGGTATGCTGGACAGCTACACCCAAGGTGGCCGTGAAAACTGCCAACTCTGCCGGCAAAAGCGATTCAAGCGAAAAGATCCACCTTTTGTAAAACCCAACCGGGAGAAAGTCCGTAAAATGGTCGCTGAGGCGCGCAAACAGAATGATAATAATTAACCCAGGAGGTAAATGATGATCAGATCCACAACCGTTCAACAAGCAGCATTAATCTTAAAGGCAAAGATCGCTCAGCACCCACACTATCACGACCCCATCCCAGAGGTCCAGCGCCCCGGCCGCTGCAAACCCGGGTGCGAATCTTGCGGGGGGAGCGGCTGGGTAAGGCCAGAAGTGCCGGTTGATGATTTCCGGTTTGGGATTCTGCAATCCTGTCCAAAACTGCCGGTCGAACTAATGCATGAAGAAGGGCGCTACGGCCTGACTTGGGAGGAGCGGGAACTGCGTTGGGAGAATGTTCTGGATCTAAATGATTCTTTGAAAGCCGTTGAAGTAGTCAAAGATGTCATCGAGCGCGGTTCCGGCTGGGTGTTCCTATGGGGGAAATATGGCAATTCGAAGACCCGGGTGCTGAAGACTGCGGTCGCAGAAGCCATCAACGTGGGACAGCAGGCCCGCTACACCCGGACGATCGACCTGCTCGACGATCTGCGGGCTGCATACGACGAAGATGACGGCAACCGGTCGCTGGTCAAGCGGGTTGCGCGCTATACAAATACAAGCCTTTTAGCACTGGACGAGATCGACCGCTTCAAAGAGACCGATTGGGCCAGGGAACGCCTGTTCCAGATCCTCGACCGACGCTATACCGGGGCGGAAGTTGGCAGGACGGTGACCTTGATCGCGAGCAACACACCCCTGGAGGAGCTGGACGGCTACCTGGCCTCGCGCCTGTACGATGGGCGCTTTGTGCGCATCCACATGGATGGCGAGGATATCCGGGCGGGGTTGTGAAACCCCAATCTCGTGCCCATGGTCTGCGTGGGCATGTTGGGATTGGAATGGTTCCCACGCAGAGCGTAGGAACCAGTGGTATTGTGACTTCTGAGCCCTTTTCAGATAGGTTCTTAGTTTTACTTAATAACACATGGCAGATAAATACAGCAGCAGCCATTCTCCGAGCTGGCGGGCGCCCCCGAACCGAGCAGCCTGTAATCGCCGCCGCTGGAGGTTTGCGCCGATCCCCAGGTGGTCTTCGTCAGACGGTAATTCCCACCGCTGGGAGTTTGCAGCGATCCCCCGGAATTGTTCGTCAGGCGGTAGTTCCCGCCGCTGGAGGCTGAGATGGGGTTAGTAGGTGGCAGATCATCGCCAGGCGCCTCGCTCATGGCGGAGGCGGCTGGCAGGATCTGGGCGAGCAGGGCCTGGCCTACCAGGATCAAGACGACCACCAGGATGGCGAGTGGTATGGCTTTCCGCAGGCTTTTAGCCATCGCCGGCCTCCGATTCGACCAGTGGGACTGGCGCCAGGCGCTGGTCCTCGTAACCCAGGCGCTTGGCGCTCACCCGGTAATCGAAACCGCAGTCCGAGGGTCCCCCGTCCAGGGTCACGCCCAGTACGTTGAAGCCACCTTGCTTTTTGGCGGATACGCTCAGCAGAATGGGCTGGCTGCAAACCGGGGTCAGGGTGACCTGGTAGTTCACGCTCAGGTTGACCGTCTCGGCAAAAACTGGTTCGAACGCCACATAGGCTTCCCCGTTCTCCAACGTCCCAGAGCCGATATCCTCGACCAGGACCTCGGTGCTGCCCAGGGCGTAGATCGAACGCTGGCCGTGTTGGGCGGTGCCGGCTCCGCTGGTTATATTGCCGATGCAATGTAAATTCCCCCCTTCATCGATGGTGCAGACATCATCGCCGCCAGACTTAACCTTTAAGCTGTTGGATCCACCGTCATCGTTGTCGAGGATTAACCAGATATCGGCATTGCTTGTGAACCATAAGGCACTGCCGCTATTATCATTGGCATATATTCTTCCGATATTTCCACCCAGCTGAAGGTCCCGGTAGTCATTTTGAATGTCATGAAACCTGCCAGCATACCCTGTTCCAGTACCAAAGTAATTACCCACAACCCCAATACCTGTTGGGGCGACACTTGAACCTAAAACCCCAATAACCTGGCCTACATGACTAGCAATAGTTCCATCAGAACCCACCACGCCTGCACTATTAGCTACACCACTAACACCAGGGCCGGTCGCATTCGTATTTCTCACAACCAATCCCCAATCATACGCACCTTCCCACACCTCTCCAAGATGATCATGGGCGCAGGCCGGCCCGGAATCGATCCCGGCCGGAGATGAACGCGTGGCAGGCCCTTGAACTGGGTCCAGAACTTGGGGCGGGTGGAGGGAGGTGTACTCCGCCTCGCCCGGGCCGCGCACCGCAACGAGCAGGGAGATGCCCTCGGTTCGAGCGAGATCGGCTGGCAGGGGCTGCACACCCCCCAACTGGACACTGAAATCACCTGCGACCAGGTTAACCGCAAGCTGCTCCTCAGACCAAAGCGGCGATGTCAGATCCTCCCCGGCATACAGTGTGAAGGTGAAATCGTAGCGCCCGTCTGGGACCGGATGCCCGTCCTGGTCCGTAAGGCTGCCGCGGTACGGTATGGTGGCCGCATCCGCAATCCGCTCGCAAAACAATCGCAAAAACAAAAGAACGCTTCATGCTCCACCTCCATAGTCTAATTTATTAGGAGTTACCCAGTTCAGGGGCAGTCCTCCACCCAACTGAGTAAGTCCCATTTATTGAACTTTTCAATACAAAGAAAAAGCTAAGTAATTTGCGGCTTGAAAACGAATTTAGCCTTGCCATCATAACCGCAAATTACTTTTAGCAATTGCCGGATTAGTACTGGCTTTATTTCGATTTCATACCGGCAATTGCCTAGTAGAGAAA